AGCTGATTGTTGGTAACATCAAAGTTAACGAAGATGGTACTTATGGATATATTAAGCCTGATGGTACTAGCGGAACTGTTGACGATTGCGTAGATGAATGGCTAAAAGGTAAAGATTATGCAATTAAAGATGTACAAAAACGCGGAAGTGGTTCAGGCACAAGCGGTGCAGGAAGCAACAATTCTGGCGGTAATAAGCCAGTAGGTTTAAAAGGGGCCGTAGCGGCTGCTATTGAAACCCAATAAATTTTATAAATTCTAATAACGGAGGAATAAACTAATGCCAATTACATTAGCTGAAGCAAAACTTAACGTACAAGACGATTTACAAATGGGAGTTATTGATGAATTCCGTAAATCGTCTTTTTTATTTGAAAACTTAACATTTGATGATGCTGTATCTCCTACTGGCGGTGGCGGTACTTTAACCTATGGTTATACTCGATTATTAACACAACCAACTGCAGATTTCCGTGATATTAATGCTGAATACACACCTCAAAGTGTAACTCGTAAACGTCATACTGTTGATTTGAAAGTATTTGGCGGATCCTTTGAAATCGACCGTGTAATCGCTAAAATGGGCGGTATTGTTGATGAAGTAACATTACAAATCGAGCAAAAGGTCAAGGCTGCAACTGCATTGTTTAATGACACAGTTATTAATGGCGATACTGGTACCAACGCTAAAGCATTTGATGGTTTAGACAAGGCGCTTTTAGGTTCTTCTACTGAATATACACCTACAGCAGCTATCGATTTGTCTGATAGTGGTGCTATTGATGCAAACTACAAGACATTCTTAGACCAACTCGATGAATTCCTTTTAGGCTTGGATGGTGCGCCATCTGCCATTATGGGCAACTCTAAATTGATTGCTAAAATTCGAGCAGTAGCTAGACGTTCTGCGATGTACTCTACTCAATTAAATGAATTCGGACAACAAGTTGAATATTACGGCATTACACCATTAGTTGACCTTGGCACCAAAGCTGGTAGCAATGATCCTGTAGTAGGTATTAATGGTCAAGGTGAAACTTCTTTATATGTCGCACGCCTTGGCCTCGATGGTTTCCACGGCGTATCTCTTGCGGGCGATAATGTGGTTAACTTATGGCTCCCTGACTTCACCTCTTCCGGAGCTGTAAAGAAAGGCGAGGTCGAAATGGTTGCCGCGGTTGCATTAAAAGCATCTAAAGCTGCAGGTGTATTCCGCAAAATTAAAGTTAAATAAGGAGGCCCAATATGCCGATTATAAAATCTCCAGTGTCTGATTATACAGGACAAACTGGAAATGTTACTTTTGTTAATGGTGAAGGATTTACTGAAGATGCTAATCATATTGCGTGGTTTGCGGACCATGGATACGAAATCGTAACAGCAGATACTGAACCACCTGCAGATA